TGGATGTGGAAGCGTGCACCCTCGTATTTCGATGTGGTTGCTTACACAGGTACAGGAAGCGCAAGAACCATAAGTCATAATCTTGGTGTTAAACCTGAGATGATTTGGATTAAGGATCGAAGTTCCTCAAATGGCTTTGATTGGATGGTGTATCATTCTGGTATTGGAGCAACTAAATTTCTAAGACTAAACACAACCCATGCAGAGACTACTTCTAATAATCGTTGGAACGACACGGAACCTGCGGCTAATGTCTTTACTGTAGGTGATAGTAATAGGCTAAATCTTAGTGGTGAAGACTACATAGCCTACCTTTTCGCTACCGTAGCAGGTGTAAGCAAGGTGGGAAGCTATACTGGAACAGGATCAGATCAGAACATAGATTGTGGTTTTTCATCAGGTGCTAGGTTTGTTTTAATTAAATGTACAAATACTGGTGGAACTAATTGGATGGTGTTTGATAGCGTGAGGGGAATAGTAAGTGGGAGTGAGCCTCATTTAAGATTAAATTCTACAAATGCTGAATCATCAGACGATCAGATAGACCCTTATAGCGGTGGATTTGCTTTAACAGGTAATGACAACGATACAAATGGTAGTAGTAAAACATATATCTTTTATGCCATTGCGTGAACTATAATCAACTGACGAAAGGAGTATCAACTGATGTCAGAATATCGTGAAAGAACTACAGGCGAAGTTAAATCGCAAGGGCAATGGAGAGCAGACTTTGCTCATATGTCATTGCCTCGTGTCTGGAAAGCAGCAACGCTAGACTCACTTAACCTAGACGCTGTACTAGCAAGTCCTGCAGCTACAACAAGTGCATATCAAACAAGTGTACGTGATGGTGTTGAGCAAGACGCTAACGACAACTGGGTTGAGAAGTACGTAGCAAGGGATATGTTTGCTGATACGACAGAAGAAGACGATGATGGTAATGTGACAACTACTACAAAGTCTCAACACGAAGCTGCTTATCAAGCAGGACTAGACGCTAAGACTGCAGAAGGTCACAGGACTACACGTAACAAGCTTCTAGTTGATAGTGATTGGACTCAGATAAACGACAGCCCACTAAGTAACGAAGTAAAGACTGCATGGGCTACTTACAGACAAGAGCTACGTGGTATTTCTGATCTAGATGAATGGCCTAACTTATCAGATGATGACTGGCCTGTAGCACCGTAAGGAACTAACATGGCTAAACAAGCACTAGACCAGATCAGACAAGCAGCTGAGAATGATCTAGAGTTCTTCATACAGCTAGTAGCTCCTCAACAATTACTAGGTGACTGTCACAAAGAAGTCATAGAGTGGTGGACAAGAGAAGACGCTAGAAACTATCAGTTACTTTTGTTTCCACGAGATCACGGTAAGTCAAGACTAATTGCTTACAGGGTAGCGTGGGAACTAACCAAAGACCCAACTCTACGTGTGTTGTATATATCAGCTACAGCTAACCTCGCAGAGAAACAACTTAGTTTCATTAAAGGTATACTTACCTCAGAAGTCTATAGACGTTATTGGCCTAATCATATACACCAAGAAGAAGGTAAACGTACAAGGTGGACTAACTCAGAGATTAGTTTAGATCACCCACTACGTAAGAAAGAAAATGTTCGTGATCCAAGTATATTCACAGGTGGCCTCACTACATCACTAACAGGACTACACTGTGACATAGCTGTACTAGATGATGTTGTAGTTGCTGAGAATGCTTTGACATCTGAAGGTAGATCGAAGGTTGCAAGTCAGTACTCACTACTATCATCTATCGAAGGTGTTGATGCTAGGGAGTGGGTTGTAGGTACGAGATACCACAGTAAAGACTTGTACAACGACTTGATGGAAATGAAAGAAGTTCTCTACGATGATCAAGGAGAACAAACAGGTGAAGATAATATATACGAAATCTTAGAGAAACCTGTAGAAGATCAAGGTGACGGTACTGGACAATTCTTGTGGCCTAAACAACAACGTAAAGACGGTAAGTGGTTTGGTTTCGATATTGCTGCTCTTGCTAAGAAACGTGGTAAGTACTTAGACAAAGGACAGTTTAAAGCACAGTACTACAATGATCCAAGTGATCCTGATAACGTACCAGTAACTAGAGATAAGATACAGTACTTCGACAGGAAACACTTACACTTAGATAATGGTCACTGGCACTACAAAGATAGTAAACTAAATCTCTTCGGGGCTATTGACTTCGCGTTTAGTTTAAGATCAAAGGCTGACTACACTGCACTCGTTCTTATAGGTGTTGACTCAGACAACAACGTATACGTCTTAGACATTGACAGGTTCAAGACTGATCGTATAGCTGAGTACTTCGATCACATCTTTGAGTTACATAACAAGTGGTCATTCAGAAAGCTAAGAGCAGAAGTTACTGTAGCTCAGATGGCAATCGTTAAACAACTAAAAGAATTAATTAAACAACACGGTCTAGCTTTAAGTATTGATGAGTTCAGACCTAACAAACAACAAGGTAATAAACAAGAGCGTATTGCTTCGGTTCTAGAACCTAGATACGATAATCTTCAAATGTGGCATTATCGTGGTGGTAACACACAACACTTGGAAGACGAATTGTCTACTCGTAACCCACCACATGATGACGTAATTGACGCTCTAGCATCTGCAGTTGATATGGCTGTACGTCCAACACGTAACCTTAACAGGAAACGAGATAGTAATATAGTCTGGGCGAATAGCCGTTTCAGAGCAGGGAGTAGGTAATGAAAACTATTGATATTGAAAACCTTATCGATCCAGATAACCTTGCCGTAGAGATCGCAGATAAGTGGAGACTATGGCATCAGTTAAGACATCATTGGGTTGAGGGTACTAAAGAGTTACGTAACTACCTTTACGCTACTGACACAACCACAACAGCTAACGCAATCCTTCCTTGGTCTAACACAACGACTACACCGAAGATAACACAGATTGCAGATAACCTTCACGCTAACTACTTTGCTACTCTGTTTCCTCAACAGAACTGGATGAGGTGGGAAGCTGACTCACGAGATGCTGCAGTAAAAGCTAAACGTGACATCATTCAGTCTTACATGGAAAACAAGGTAAGACAGTCTGACCTAATGAACACAGTGTCTAATCTTATACAGGATTGGATTCTTTACGGTAACTGTTTCGCTATGGTTGAGTGGGAAGATGGTTACACTACAAAAGAAGATGGTGAGTTTATACCGAAGTATGTAGGACCAAGAGTTTTACGTGTATCACCATACGACATTTGTTTTAATCCTACGGCTGCATCATTTGATGACTCACCAAAGATAATTAAAAGTATTAAGTCTTTGGGTGAGATCAAGCGTATGGTAGATGCTGATCCTCGTAACAAGTACCTTAACGGTGTGTTCGAGAAGATGATGTCTGCTCGTAAGAATGTACGAGGAACAGATGGTCATTTCGAGAAAGCTGAAGGTTTTATTGCTGATGGTTTCACAAGCATAGAGCAATACTACGAATCAGACTACGTAGAGATTATGACATTCTACGGTGACATCTACGATCAAGAATCTGGTGAGTTAATGTCAGACCGTGTGATTACTATCGTAGATCGTGCTCATGTCTTAGACAATCAAGAGAATCCATCATGGATGGGTAAGGCTCCTATCTTCCATAGTGGGTGGCGTAACCGTCCAGATAACCTATACGCAATGGGTCCACTAGATAATCTTGTAGGAATGCAGTACAGGATTGATCACCTAGAGAACCTCAAGGCAGATGTCTTTGATCAGATTGCTTACCCAATACTAAAAATAAAAGGTGATGTAGAGGACTTCGATTTCGAGCCTGGAGCTAGAATTTACATGGGTGAAGAGGGTGATGTAGGGTACATGGCTCCTGACGCTACTGCACTAAACGCTGACCTTCAGATACAAATCTTAGAGAATAAGATGGAAGAGATGGCAGGTGCTCCTAGACAAGCTATGGGTATCCGTACTCCAGGAGAGAAGACTGCTTTCGAAGTACAGACCTTACAGAATTCAGCGTCACGTATCTTCGAACACAAGGCTGCACACTTCGAGCGTACATTCATAGAGCCTATGTTGAATGCAATGCTTGAGGTAGCTAGACGTTACATGAATCGTGCTGACATAGTAAGGGTATCTGATGAAGACTCAGGTGTTCTACAGTTCTTAGAAATTACTAGAGAAGATATTACAGCAAGTGGTAAGATAGTTCCTGTAGGAGCAAGACACTTTGCTGAACGTGCTCGTAGAGTACAGAACCTGATACAGTTGTCTGCAGTAAAAGCACAAGACCCGACTGTAGCACCACACCTATCAGGTAAAGAACTAGCTCGTATCATTGCATACGAATTAGGTGAGCCAACGTTGTATGGTGAAAACATAACCATAACTGAGCAACTAGAAACTCAGAAGATGGCTCAAGAAGCAGAGATGCTTAACGAAGAAGAACTAATGGCTGCACAAGAAATGGGGATTTAATATGCCAGGAAAAGGTCAACCATATAAGAAGAAGGCTCCTAAGAAGCCAATGACTAAAAAACCAATGCCTAAGAAAAAGAAGGTAATGAAATAAATGCACTCAGCTTGGACTAAAGGTCTAAAGGGTGAGGAAAAGAATAAACGCATCGAAGAAGTATTTTACTACAAGAATGCATTCGATGAGTTACAGGAAGTTATCGAACAGACTCTATATAAGAAAGATTCTGTACGTGACTACAGTCCAGGATGGGCTGAAAAACAGATTGCCGTTAATGAGTACAATGCTGCTCTGTACGACATTCTAAAACTAATAGACCTCAACCGTAAGGATCAATTACAATAATGTCAATATTTGATGAAGCAAAGTCTGAAGAAACCCAACCACAGGAAGCTCAGACTACACCAGAGCAGACGCAACAAGAGGAACAACCTAGTGATTCTTATTTGCAAAAGCTCGTAGAGACAAGGGGTGATAACTGGAAAGACCCTGAAGTTCTTGCTAAAGGTAAACTTGAAGCTGATGAGCATATCAAGAACCTTGAGACTCAACTCACACAAATGCGAGAAGACCTCAGTAAGCAAGACTATGCAGCCCAGTTGTTGCAACAACTAGAGGGAAAGAAGGCTTCGGCTCCCACCAACGAAAAACCTCTAGAGTCCAATAACAATAATAATGGTGGCACTAATACTGAAGGTAACACCAACCTTGCAGTGAGTGAGGATGATCTAAAAAGCCTTGTTGAAAAAACTCTAACAGAACGTGAAACGCAAGCTACTGTCCAACAGAATATTGCGAATGTTGATGCAAAGCTGCAGGAAACATACGGTACGGAAGCTCGTACTATTCTGGTTAACAAGTCACAAGAACTTGGTATCAGTGTAGAACGTATGCAAGAACTAGCAGCCGAATCACCTTCAGCGTTCTTTGCTTTGATTGGCGAAAAACAACAGACATTTAAACCCATTACTCAGGGGTCTGTTCGCACAGAGGCTGTTGGAGTTAAATCTGGAGGAGAGCGTGACTTTAATTATTATCAAACTCTTCGACGTGAGAACCGTGGCCTATACTACACACCAAAGATACAACAACAGATGATGGAAGATCGTCAACGTCTAGGTGATAGGTTCGGTGTTTAATCAACATAACTTTAATAAAGGAGATTCAGTATGTCTATGACAACTGGTAACGTGTCTCTCTTAACTCGCTCAGAGGTATGGTCTGGTGAGCTAAAAGAGATTCTGCGTGACGAGATGATGGCACAGAAGTATGTCCGTATGCTAGAGGGTTTTCCTGATGGCGATACGTTCAAGATACCATCAATTGGTCAAGCGCAAGTGGACAACTACGCTGAAGATACAGCGGTTCAGTATCGTCCAATGGATACAGGTCAATTCACATTTAGTGTTGACAAGTATCTATCATCAGCTACTTATATCACTAAGAAAGCTAAACAAGACATGTTCTATATGAACGAAATGGTTTCTCGTTTTGTTCCTGAACAAGAACGTGCTGTAATGGCACACTTCGAAACAACGACTATGGCTGCTCCCGAAGCAGGTGTATCAGCAAACTCCAACGAGACAATCGATGGTGTAGAGCACAGATACGCTGCAGGAGGAACTGGTGCGGTTATTACACTTGAGGACTTCGCTCGTGCTCGACACGCTTTGAAGAAAGCAAATGTACCTGATCGTAACCTAGTTGCTATCGTTGATCCATCAGTAGAGTACACATTGAATACTCTAACAAACCTAACAAACGTGTCAAACAACCCACGTTTCGAAGGTATTGTACGTGATGGTATTGCGACAGGTATGCAATTTGTTGCAAACGTGTACGGTTTTGACGTGTACTGCTCGAACTATCTAGCTGACGTTACTGACAGTGCGTTGCCTACATCTGCAGATGCTAATGTGGACTTCTCATCTGTTAATGGTAAGGCTAACTTGTTCTTCTCTGCAGACCAAAGTGCTGCCCCATTAGTGGGTGCATGGCGGCAAATGCCAGAGGTGGATTACGACTACAACAAAGACTTCCAACGTGATGAGTTTGTAACTACTGCTCGTTACGGTGTCAAGTTGTACCGTCCAGAGAACATGGTTCGCGTTGTATCGAAAACTAACGTCTAATTAAGATAGGGAGAAAGATACATGTCTTACAATAACACAGATGGCCTACGTGTCATCACAGGTCTTGACCAAGGTGCTGCAGTTGATGCAGGTAATACCGCCAGTTCAGAAGTAAAAACAATTGTAATTGATATTGCAGATGCTACGGCTCTAGGGTCTTCAGCTGCAACACCAGTAGCGAATGATCCATTCATTCCTGCTAACTCTTACATCACAGGTGCTCACTTAATGGTGACTACTGCGTTTACTTCAGGTGGTTCAGCAACCTTGGGAATCGGTGCGTATAACTCTGCAGGTTCTGCTATTGATGCTGATGGTATCGATGCAACCATTGCACTTTCAGCCATTAACGCTACAACTAAGGCAGTCGCTTGTGACGGTGCTTTAGTAGGTGGTGCGGTAATGACAGGTGCTGCAGATGCATACATTAAACCAAACTACGGAACAGCTGCATTTACTGCAGGTGCTGCTAAGTTGGTTATTACTTACATCGAAACTTAATACTAATAGGTAGCTCCTTCGGGGGCTACCTTCTTTTATGCTCTTGAGGAATTTATAATATGGCAAACGTAAACCATTCAGCACTCTCAGACCCCTATCTTCACGAGCCAAAGGGTGCAGCTGCAGCTAGTTCAGGGGATGTTTATTTAGCAAACGGATCAGGATCAGGAACATGGACTTCAAGACAGTCGATGCTCACTGTTCACTTTGCTGATATATCTGGTGCAAGTAATATATATGTACCTATGCCGTATGCAGGTACTGTGACAAAGATACAAAGTGTTTTAAGTGGAGCAATAGCAGGATCAGATACAACGTTTACAGTTACTAATTCTGCAGGTGCTTCGATGGGAGTTTTAACTGTAACTCAGTCAGGATCAGCTGCAGGAGATGTGGACACTTTAGCTCCATCATCTAACAATACAGTAACTGCAGGTAGTTTTATAAAAATAGCTTGTAACGGTGGAGCAACTTCACATAAAGATTGTGTAATAGTTGTTTGTGTGGATGGATCATAATGAAAAGAACACTCCTACAAATAGTACAGAACATCTTATCGGACATGGACTCCGAAGATGTAAACAGCATCAGTGATTCTATAGAAGCAGAACAAATAGCTTCTGTAGTACGTGATGTTTACCTTAACATGGTATCTACAAGGATGATACCAGAACACCAAGAATTAATGAGGCTTGTAAGTTTATCAGATTCTACAAAGCCAACACACTTTCAAGTACCTGATAGTGCTAAAAGACTTGACGTTATTAGATATAATGTAAAAGCAACTTCAGGTACTGAGTTCAGAGAAATAGACTACATAGAACCTTTAACCTTCTTAACATTAAATAACGAAGGTGACGATATAATAACTGTCAACGATGTAAATGGAAGCACACCTATTTTAATTCGTAACGACAAGATGCCAAACTTCTATACATCCTTTGATGATCTACATATTATAATGGATTCTTATGATAGTGCAGTAGACAACGTATTAGCAGAGTCTAAGACACAAGCACTAGGTCACAAGATTCCTACATTTACAATAAGTGATAACTTTACACCAGACGTAGACGCAGTACTATTTCCGTACTTAATAGCTGAAGCTAAGTCTACATGCTTCTCATTGTTTAAGAGTGGTGTAGATCAGAAGATAGAACAAGCTGCACGTAGGCAAAAGTCTTACATGCAAAGTGATATGTATAGAGTAAAGAAAGAAAACAAAAGGCCATACTATGGTAGACGTTAACTTCGATATAAATTATGATAGTAAAACATTAAAAGCCACATGTCCAGAAAAACTAACTACTCCTATCCATGTAAGAAAATCACTAGATGGTTTTATATTCTTTGAGGTCCATGTAGAAAAAGGCAAGGTTCCAGGAGATTTAAGTGGAAAGTATACATCACTAGATAGTGCAAAGAAAGCAATACAAGTATATCTAAACGGAATTACTCCTTCTAAAACAGTTCGAAGAGAAGCGTTTGGTAAGGACTACGAGGAGCGTAAGAAACGAAATGCCACAGAGTCTAACACAAAGGGTAGTTAATACATTTGTAAAAGGTTTGATTACTGAGGCAGGTGAACTTACGTTTCCACCAGATGCTTCAGTAGATGAGCTTAACTGTGATCTTAGACGTGACGGTTCAAGACGTAGACGTAAAGGTGCAGCTAAAGAAACTAACAACGTACTATCTAGTTTTACTGTAGCTGATTCAGAAGTTACTAAAACAGGAACGTGGTTCAATGTTGGTGGTGAATCCGGTCAAGAGTTTCTAGTATTTCAAAAAGGTGCTACACTATACTTCTTTAACAAGTCTGATGTACCTTTCTCAGCTAACATAGAAACAGGCACAGTCAATCTAGCAACATATGAAGTAGCAGGTGGTGTTGGGGCAGCTAATGCTAAGTGTAGTTTTACTTCACTTAAAGGAGCATTGGTTGTAGTATCTGAAGCTATCAATCCTATCTACGTTGAGTACAATAACGTAACAGAAGCTGTAACAGTAAGCCAGATAAGCTTTCGTACTCGTGACTTTGATTGGCAAGGTGATACTACAACATATGATGAATCTAAGTCTAGTCCATCTATTCAAAGACAGTACGATACAGAGAATGCAGGATGGGTTGCACCCAACGGTGACAGTGCTTTAAGTGCATATCAATCAGCTAACTCTAGTAAACACCCACCTCTTACACATGCTTGGTACGCAGGTAAAGACTCTAGTGGTGCATTTGATGCAGCTGAGTGGGCAAAGGTTTACACAGGTAACAGTCTCACAGGTAATGGTCACTACATACTAGACTTCTTCAGTAAAGATCGTTCTACTGCTTCAGGTATATCTGGTTTAACTACAGAAATAGAATCAAGTAGATTTAAAAGTGTAGCTAACTTCGCAGGACGTGCTTTCTATGCAGGTTTAAACAGTAGTAAGAACTCAGATGTAATACTGTTTAGTCAGTTAATAGATGACTTCTACCAACTAGGTGAGTGTCTACAACAGAATGATCCTACATCAGAACAGATAAGTGATCTTCTAGCCACAGACGGTGGTACTATAAGAGTATCTGGTGCTGTTGGTATCAAAGTACTTTACGTTATCGATGCTAGTTTGTATATCTTTGCTGAGAATGGTGTGTGGCGTATTGAAGGTATTGATGGTGTATTTAGCCCTACAGGGTTTGCAGTTAAAAAGATTACTGATGTCGGTATAGTAGATGCAGGTAGTTTTGTAGTAGCTGATGGCTCTCCTATCTGGTGGAGTAAAAACGGTATACACACTTTACAGTTTGATTCTACAAGTGGTAGACCAGTAGAAAACAATCTTACTATCTCTACAATACAAAAGTACTGGGATGAAGTTCCTACTGCAGCTAAGACTAAACTAATATCTACCTTCGATCCTATAAACAAACGTGCTTACTGGGCATGGCCTAAACAGGGTGAGACTGTAGAATCTAAAGTAAATAACATTCTTGTTTTAGATGTACCACTTAAAGCTTTTTATCCTTGGTACGTAGAAGACGAAGGAACAACTACAGATTCAATAATAGGCATTGAGTTCTTTACAGGATTTGGAGCAGCTGCTTCTACGTTTGATGTTACTACGACAAACGGAGATGATGTTATAACCTCTGCAGGAGATGATGTTGTATCTATTCAGACAGCTGCAGTAGCTACAGGATCACCTGCAATCATCTTGATTATACGAGATGGTGATACAAACAAAATGACTATGGGTTCCTTCACTGAAGATAACTTCTTAGATTGGGGAACTACAAACTACAGTTCTTTTGCTGAAGCAGGTTACGACTTTATGGGTGACTTACTTCTAAGAAAGAATGCACCTTACATTACAACATACATGAGACTAACAGAGTCAGCATGGGAGGGTAACGAAACAACTGGATACGCTCCAAACAATCCTTCTTCAATGCTAGTATCTTCTTTCTGGGATTTTAAAACTAACTCATCTAGTACTGCACAACAAGCATACAGGTTGAAGTCAATGCCAGTAGTTGATTCTACTAACTTATTAAACTTCGACTACCCTGAGTCTGTCATTACAACAAGAATGAAGTTAAGGGGTAGAGGAAGATCAATGCGTATAAAGTTCGAAAGCGAACAAGGCAAAGACTTTATACTTTTAGGTTACTCCGTTTTAGGTGGACGTAACAACACACATTAACAGGAGACTAAATGTCTTATACAATACGTGACGCTAACCATAGCGACATCTTAGATATTACGATTGCAGCCAAACTATTCTCTAAGGAAACTAACCATCCTGCTCTAAATACAATAAACCCAAACAAAGTAGCTGCAACTTTGCAACAACTATTAGACAGTGAAGTAGGTTTAGTAAAGGTTGCATGTTTCAATAAAGAAATTATAGGTGCTATAGCAGGTGTAGTTTCTGAGTTACCAATAAATGATTTAGTAGTAGCTCAAGAACTTATGCTATGGTTAGACCCTTCACATAGAAACGGTAAAACTGCTCCCAAGTTAATCGATGGATATGTAGAGTGGGCGAGTAAGAAAGGTTGTGACTTCGTTAGGTTGTCAGCCTTAGATGGAATACTATCAGGTAAAGCAGGTATTCTGTTTAAACGAAAAGGTTTCAAGCCAATAGAAACCGCATACATAAAGGAATTATAATATGGCTATTTTTACTCTTATTGGTGCTGCTGCAGGAGCCGCTGTCGGTGCGGCAGTAGTAGGGGGCGCAACGGCTACTGTAATAGGTGCTGTTGCAGGTGCTGTTGTTGGCACAGTTGTAGGAAATAAAGTGAGTGCTGCTCAAGAGGCAGCTGCTGCAGCTACAACTCAAGCAGAAGAACAGATAACAACTATAACAGAAAAACAAGAAGAGATAATAGATGTTACTCAACAAGTAACAGGAATACAGACAGAACAGATAGCAGTTCAGCAACAAATAGCTGAAGATAGACAACAACAAGAAAGACTCGCTGTACGTAGACAACGAAGATCAGCTATACGAGAAGCTCAGATAGTAAGAGCAAGACAAAGAAATATTGCACAAGCTGCAGGTGCTATAGGTTCAGCTGTATCTGGTGGTGCTGCGTCTATTGGTTCTCAACTATCAGCTGCTTTAGGATACTCTACTCAGCAATCAGGTCTATCTGAAGAAATACTTCAAGGACAGCAAAAAGGTATGGACTTACAGTCTGAGATAAACACACTTTATGGTAAAGCTAACGTTCTTCAAACAGAAGCTAATATTGCAGCTACAAAAGCAGGTATGTACAGTTCTAGGGCTGCAGGTTATACACAGCAAGCAAGTAATTACATGGGATTGTTTACTAATGTTGCAAACACAGCCTTTAATTTTATTTAAGGACTTATTGAATGGAACTACAACAGCCTATCGACTACACTGAAGATAGTATGGCTCCTATCGATGAGGAACTAGGTGAAGTAGTTACTCAAGAAGATACTGAGCAAAGCATACAAGAAGCATTCATGTCTACAGGTCAAGATGTTTCTCCTTCAGAAGCTAAAGAGATGTTGTTTCAGAGTGCTAATCCTATAGAAGCTTTGATTCGAGATAAGTTTTACACTGAGGAAATGCAAGCTGAAGAACTTCAAAGAGCTTACAAAGGTGCTGAGTTAAAATCAAATGACTTCTTCGATAATCCTGACTTCTTCTATGAGCAAGCTAAAGGATTTTCTAATGATGATGTAGGTGCTCTAGACATACGTGCTGCTATTAACTCAAGGATAGAACAAAGAATCTTAGAAGACCTTAGTGCTCAAGAAGAGACAGGTGTTCTAGATGCTATCTTAGACTTCGGTGCTTATGTTTTAAGAGAGTCTACAATAGGTGTACCTGAAGCACTCACTGATCGTACTGAACGATTAGGTACTCAACTTGTATTCAACAAACTGAACATGAAACCTAGTGAATATAAAGAGTGGTTTCAACAAACAGTCGATGAAGTTATGCAGGAAGGTATTCGTGATAACGATGCTAACAAGATTGATTGGTTGAAGAGTGTTGTTGAAGGTAATGGATACGACAGAGATTCTAGTATAAAGAAAGCGTTTGCTATTGTAGACTTGATAGGTCTAGGTGAACTAGGTACTGTAGGATTTAAGCTTGCACGTACTGCGTCTAAACCTACTACACGTATTGGACGTATTGCTGAACTTGAAGGACCAGAGCAAGCTGCTAGAATTGGTGAAGGTATTGCTCTTCGTAACATCGATCCAGAAGTAAGTGCTGATCTTGGACCTAGAGTTGTAAACCCACACCCACCTAAAGTTGCTACACCTGAAGGTTGGTACTCTCGTGCTTTAAAAGAGAATCAACTAGCAGACGATATAGCTTCTATCTACAAGAGTGGGGCTATGGGCCGTATTGTAGACCAAGATACTATACGTGCATCTGTGTCTTCTACAATATCTAAGTTTAGACAGAGAGTTGATAACCCTGTATACAAGTCAGACTTAGAAGAAACAGGATTCGGAAACTACACAGTCAACATACAGCTAGGTAAAACTACTGATGGTACACCCTACAAACCAACACCAAGAGGTGAACCATCTGCAGGTGTCAATCGTTTAGCTGAGAAGACAGGCGGTGAAGTAGTTCCAGTTAAGAACTCTGCAGGTGACTTACAAGGGTACGTTGTTCAATTCAGAGAGAACATAGATTTATCTAAACAAGTAGCTGCTATAGACGCTGATGAACTTCTCAAGATGGAACGTGGTGTAGTTAGGAATACTCTAGGTAGGGTGTTCGGTAATACTCTTATGGGTTCTACTGCTCTACGTGGTGTTGACAGATTAACTACACTAGCTCAGATGGGAGAGTCTGCTCAGTCTGCAGTCAAAGGTGTGTTCCAGAAAGAAGCAAAGAAGATAAATGCTCTTGGTCCTAGTGATCGTGCAACACTGTCTTCTATTGTAGGTAAACTACGAGATGATCCTGTTGAGGCTGTTAGACGTGGATGGTACAGTGAAGAAGAGTTTACTGTAAGGTACGCAGAACTAACAGGAAAGCAACCAAGTCAGAAAGTTATAGATGCTTACGATGCAGAGGTTGCTATATCTAATACTGCAGCTGTTATTCGTGCTAACAACATCATGCGTACTTATGTACAGAAGGGATACCGCGCAGTAGAAATGCCTGATGGTATCCGTGTACCTGCAAAGACTACATCTACATCTAAAATAGGAGCAGATGAATACATTCTAGACTTGAACGATAATGTTCGTCTTTACAAGAATGAGATAGATGCAGGGTTTGACGTATGGAAACTAGATCGTGATGATCTTGGGGTACGGTATGTGACTAAACCAAGAAAGGTTGACGCACTAGAACCACAAGACGTTATGGGTTTCAATGCAGGTGGTCCTCGAACTAACCCTAATGCTAACTACTTTGTAGTACTAGGACGTGAAGGTAGATTCCCTAAGTCGTTGTTGACAACATTCACTGAGGCTGATGCGAAGCTTGCAGTAGATCAACTAAGAGTTTTACAGAATGCACTAAGAGATGCACCTGAAACTATTGATGATGTCTTAACTGCTAATAACGATTGGAATCCTACGATTACTAATCTAGATGAGCTACGTAGATTCTCAGATGAAAACAACTGGGATTTAGATGAAGGTCTTATTGCCTACAAAGAACGTAACTCGTTTGTACAAGACGTAGATGTTGATGATGCTACATACAGAATGGCATTCTCTGATTACGTAGAGAAAGAAGCATCACGACAAGACAGAGTTCTGCCTGAGTTTGGTGGTAAGAAAACGTACAACGTTGATCCTATGGATACCATAACTCAACAATTCGGAACAGCCGTACAAGAGTTAGCTAACCACGCATACACATACAATGCTATGGTAGGTTGGGTAAAGAGAGCACAGAAAGCAGGAGTCAACTGGCTTCCTGAAGGTGTGTCACCTAACGATTATCGTACACTGTTTATGAAAGCTGAAGTAAAAGGTAACACTGCATTCGATAGACGTATGAAAGAGATACGTGATATTGAGATGAGGCGTATGGGTGTCAAGAGTGCAGCCGTACAGACAATGGAAGACTTAGGAAGACAGGCTTCTGAGTACGTATTTCAAAAGACTCACATACCTACACGTATTGGTGATCCAAGTAATGCTCTACTGAACATTGGCTTTCAGTCTGCATTTGGTTTCTTGAACGTATCTCAGGCTTTCGTTCAGGGTTCTCACGCTGCTACAATTATGGCTATCTCACCGAAGCATGGTTTTCGTGGATCAAGCATGGCTTTAACTATGCGTAGTTTGTATCACAAATCTCCTGAAGTAGTAGACTTAGGTGTAAAACGTTTATCTAAATACTACAATATGTCAGAAGATGAGATAAAAGAAATCATGGAGTACGTCCGTACTTCTGGACGTGAAGTAGTTGACGCTGAAGCAATCGAACAAGGTACTGGTGTATCTTACGGTATCTCTGGTTTTCAAGGAGAGAGCTACAAACCATCACTACTACGTAAAGCTTGGTTGTCTACAAAGAAGACTGCACGTCAAGGTATGGACTTAGGTTTGATACCTTTCAACCAAGGTGAGAGACTAGGAAGACTTACTGGTACATACACTTCTATACTAGAGTTCAAAGCTAAGAATCCTGGAGTGTCTATCCTAAGTGATCGTGCTCGTATGTGGATTAGTAGACGTGACCAAGACTTGACGTTCAACATGACTGCAGTAGGTAGACCTCAGATTCAAAGTGGTCTGATGCGAGTTCCTACACAGTGGTTATCTCATACATTCAGAGCTATGGAGTCTGTGTTTGTAGGACGTAACTTCACTAAAGCAGAACGAGTACGGATGTTTGGAATCTTGATGCCTTTCTATGGTACTGCAGGGTTTGGTCTTACACATGCAGCTGACTCTCTAGCAGACTACTTCGGTATAGAAGTTAACAGTAATACGTTTACTTTCTTGAAGTATGGTGTGATTGATGGACTTACTGACTACCTCATGGAAGACACAGACGGTAGAGTTGGTACAGGATTAGCAGGTAGACTAGCTCCTGCAGGTGCTGTTGTAGAGACATACCGTAAGATCAAGGAAGGTCAGTTTGTTGAGGTTATAGGTGGTCCTTCAGGTGATATTACAGGTGGTATCGTAGACGCATTCATGGAAGCATACGCATCTCTTAGAGATAATCGTGGAACTATGTTGAGTGATGATGTCATTAAGATTCTAAGACAACCATCAGGTATTGATAATATTGCTAAAGCTTACGGTATCTTCAATAACGGTATCTATCGTAGTAAGAATGGTATAACAATTCCAGGAGAGATGGGTACAACAGAAGGTATCTTACAGTTACTTGGTATTGGTAGTTTAAAACAAGCTGAGTGGTACGATACTCGAAGAACTATGTTCACAAGTAACAAGAAACTAACTAAGTTCCGTAAAGAAATAAACAGTGAAGCTAACTACGCTTTTGATTTACTACAAGGTGACACTGCAGATAAAGAGAAAGCATTCAAGTTGTTTAATGAATTGAAGGTAAAGATTGACATGAGTGGGTTTTCTCCTGAAGTTCAGACATCTCTAAGAAAAAGTATGAACCGTAGACTTGATGATCAGTTCTTTAATGTGTACGAAAACTTACTAAGATCAGATCAAGACGCTGAAGCAGAACGCCTCAGATCAGTACTAGGAAGGTAAAAGAATGGCAGATATATTCGCACCTAAGACATCTTTTAATATCGGGTATGAGCGTGTAGTCTCTCAGCCTGTAGAAGATAAAAGAGGTGAGACACAGGCTAAGTTTCAAGCTATGGCTAATCAAGTTCAAGCTTCAGCTATAAGAGCACAGACTCAAGTTGAACGTGCCAAGATGGGTGCAGAAAGCGCAAAGATTCAAGGCTACGGAAACCTAGCTGTAACTGCATTGAGGTTTGGAGCAGGTTACGCAAGTCAATACCAGAAAGGTAGAGTGTCTGGTGCTGCAGGTGAATGGCTTGACTCAATGGTAAAAGCTCAAGATTTACGTGATCAAGGTCAAGCAAACGAAGCTAGTATGTTCGAGAGAAAATCTACTAGAGCAGCTGTAGGTGCAGGTGTTGACTTAGATAAGTATAAGACAGAGTATGAAGCTATCACTGGTAGACCTATGGAGTATGTAGGTCAGACTCGTGAACAGCAAGTATTCGAAATGATGAAAAGCGACAAGAACTACCAGATGGCTTACTTAGCCGCACAGGGTACTCTTGGACCTAATGCTTCAGAAGAACAATTAACTTCATCTGCTTTAGCTTCAATGCAGAAGCAAGCCATTGCAAGTAATACTCTAGCTCTTGTAGGTGCAGGTAATCAGCTTGATTGGGAAACTCAAGTAAAAGGTGCTTATAACACAACACTAGATCAATTCGATCAGGGTATTGTAGCAGGATTAATAAGCAGGACTCAACAAGGTCAACCTATAACTCCAGGAGAGCTTGATACTGTTTTGATGCAACACAATCTTATGTCTCAAAAGCTAATAAAACCTGCATACGTTTCAGATGAGCAGTGGAGTTCAGTAAAACAAAGATTAGATTTACAGAAAGAGTTCTTGACTACACTGAAAGCTGCTCGTGATCCTGATGCTTTACTAACAGATATGGTTTCACAGTTGATGCAAAGTGCAGAGACTCCTGAAGATGCTATGGCTATATTCTCAGCCTCTGATTCTACTAACTTAGCAAATTACTTTGGTACAAACGTACCAGAAACGGTAAACAAAACAGCTAAAACTGCATTTGCAGACAATAACTACAAACAAAGAGGTATGATTATTACAGATGTACAGGCAGTAGATGTGACTGAACCTGTCAGTGGTAATTCTACTTTCACTATAGACACTGCTCCATCATTTCTAAAAGATCACGTCAATGATGATCCTAAAACTATGCAAAGAAATGTAGAAGCAGGGTTAGAGATGATTAAGAATCTAAAACCTATGGAGCTTCAGGGTGAAGGTGCAATAAAACAGTTCTACAACTCTACAATGTCTATGGCTGCAGGTATGTTGTCAGATAAGCAGTTCTATTCCTCAAATACAATGTCTAAAGTATTCAACAATCCTAACTTAGAACAAGCTTTAAATATGGTTGCTTCAGTAGATCGTGAAGCTGCAGATGAAATACGTATATCTTTACGTAGTGTTGCTAACTTACAAAGAACAGCATTGAAAGCTAACTTACAGAGTATGGAAAATGCTATGAGTGGTGCAGTGTGGGATGAGCAAGATCAAACATACTACATAACTGGTGATTCAGGTAAGTTTCTAAACATGCCTAACTCTGCAATCTCTGGTGAAATGACAGATAAAGGTTTCAAGATAGCATCCTATAGTACTGTATTTCCTGAAGGTTATAAAGAAGCTGTAGATAGACGTAAATCTCTTTCAATACTTGATCGTGCTATAAATAATTTATCTGTAGAAGGTGCAGAAGTAGAGACTACAACACCACAGACTGAAACAATAGAAGGTATTACTTACAGTTTACCTGAAGATGTACAAGCAGATACTGAGTTCTTAAATGAAGTTGTTCGAGTATCAGAAGAGGTTGGTGTAAGCCCTGATCAATTAATATCTGTAATAGACTTCGAAACAATAGGGTCTTTCTCTCCTAGTGAGAAAAGTAAGACATCAAGTGGTACAGGTCTAATTCAATTCTTAGAGAAGACAGCTAAAGAGTTAGGAACGACTACTCAGAAACTGTCTCAAATGACTCGTGCAGAACAGATGGTTTATGTAGGAAGATACCTTGCTAAGTATGAAGGTAAGATAAAGAACACAGGTGACATCTACATGGCTGTTCACTGGCCTAGAGGTGTAGGTGAATCTGATGATTATGTTCTTTACAGAAAAGGTTCTAAAGCATACAGGGCTAACTCAAGTCTAGATAAATCAAATGATGGCACAGTAACTAGAGGTGAAGCATTATCAAGACTAAGAGATGTAACTTCTAATAAGTTTACGGACGTACAAAGAATAGCGGAACAAGCTATAGAGCAGAGTGATGAACTTACAAGAAGTCCAAGGCCAATAGCTAGACCAGATATTAGAGAAGAACCTTTTCCTGTAACAGAAAGTCCACGTCCTCGACCTAGAGGTACACCTACGTTTGAGCAATTTAAAACACTTAATGCTGACATACTACAAGGACTCTCTGAAGAAGAGTTGCAAGGAATATATCAGCGTAACTTTGTATCAATGGAGTAATAAATGACATTTAGATTAAGTCAAAGGTCATTGGATAGACTCGAAGGAGTACATCCAGATATGACTGCAGTAGTTGAGAGAGCTATACAACTTTCTAAGGTAGACTTCGGAGTGACGCAAGGAGTCAGAACTTTAGATGAACAAAAAGCTAATGTAGCTGCAGGAAGATCACAAACCATGAGGTCTAAACACTTACTTCAACAAACTGGATTCAGTCATGCTGTAGACGTAGTAGCTTATGTAGGTTCAGACGTGTCGTGGGAGCTAAACTTATATGATGACATCTGTGATGCTTTCAAAGAAGCAGCTAAAGAAGTAGGTTGTAGTATAAAATGGGGAGCAGCATGGAGTGAGGGTGACATAAGAACCTATCCAGGAACATCAGAAGATGCTATGATGGCTTATGTAGACCTACGTAGATCACAAGGACGTAGACCTTTCATCGATGCACCACATTTCGAGTTGATGTAATGGAGATGCTTGAACTTATAATGCAGTGGTTAGTCGCTCCTTTAGCAGGAATTGTCTGGTTTTTGTTTATGAAGTCAAGTAAGAACGAAAGAGACATTGCAGTACTCCAAGCACAGTATGAAGCTAATAGGTTAGCCTACGACAGAGAGATGAAAGAACTAAAAGAAACTGTCAAGGCAATCTTTAATAAACTAGATAGTATAGAACAAGCACTAAGAGATAAGTAATGGACCCAGTAAGTTGTGTTATGATGGCATCAGGTGCTTTCAAAGCATTGAAGGGTGCTATTGGTGCAGGTAAAGACTTGCAAGAAATGACAGGTCAGCTTGCCAATTGGGGTAAAGCTTTCTCTGACTTTACTAACTTAGAGGAACGAGAAAAGAATCCTCCTTGGTGGAAGCAGACATTCAAAGGTAGTGACGAAGAGACTGCTCTAGAGATATTTGCTAACAAGAAGAAGATGGAACAAATGAGGGCTGAGATAAAAGATCATATATCTTGGAACTACGGACCTAGTGCGTGGGAAGAGGTCTTACAGATTGAAGCTAAAATGCGTAGACAAAGAAAAGAAGAACTTTACAAGAAACAGGAGAGAGTAGATGCGATTATTAATTTCGGTATCGGTGGTGTTATGTTTATCCTTGGGGGCGGCTTGCTACTATTGGTATTCTACTTCATCGGCAAACAACAAGGTAGATGGTGATGTGGTTCCTAGTGTGGATGCAGTTCATAGTGGGAACGAATGAGTTCGAGTACTACCAAGTAGGTACATACGGATCAGAAGAAGCCTGTAAAGAAGAGATGGTAAGAGCAAGGGTGATGGTAACGAATAGTAAATCAGCGGTACATTGCTTTGAGGTTGATAGAAGTAAATAATAAGTTTGTAGTATATGATAAGAACGGTAATGTTATAATAATTACTCGTAGTAAAAACATTGCTATAAAGTATGCGAGGAATAATGGCACACACGGTAATTGATGATTGGAAAATTATACCAAGGCTAATGATGTTGGCTGTAACTATACTAACATATCAGGCTGTTCATTGGTATATGGCTTTGCCTGATCCGACAATACAACAGTCAGGTCTGGTGTCAGTCTGTATGGGTGCTCTGACAGGGTGCTTTGGTATATGGATGGGTAAAGAATCTAAGACAACAGTAACTCCAACGAGGGTAATCCATGAGGAATCTTATAGCAAGTCTGATTCTAGGTAGCCTACTAGCAGGTTGCATGTTGAATCCTATGAACCTACTTGGTGGTGGTGGGCCTAGTGTCAATGCTAATACACAGGCAGGTAAAACAAACTCACAGACAGTAGGTAACTCTACAAACACAGATCAAGAGATTAGCTTACAGACTCTTGAAGGGAACCTAAATCAAAGTAACGATAAGAATAAAGTAAGTACTGATAGTGTGGAGAACATAAATATAAATGAGATACCACCCTGGGTATTGATACTTCTAGTACTAGGTTGGTTAGCACCTAGTCCACAGGAAATGGGACGTGGTTTACTTACTCTTATAGCAACACTAAGGGGAAAGAAAAATGGCAGCACGGCTTAACAAGTCAAAGATGAAGTGTAATAGTCCTAGAGCTACACCCAAACATCCTACTAAATCTCATGTAGTAAAGGCTTGTGTCAATGGAAAAGAAACTGTTATCCGGTTTGGTCAGAAAGGTGTCAGAGGAAGCCCTAAAGGTTCAGCTAGGAATAAGGCTTTTCGTGCACGACATGCTAAGAATATTAAAAAGGGAAAGATGAGTGCAGCGTATTGGGCTGCTAAAGTAAAATGGTAAAAGGATAAATACAATGAAGACAATAACTATTAGTATAGTAACGGTAATGGGCTTTCTTGCGATAGCAGCAACTAAGGTATCATCTATGGATTTTTCTGTAGTAGGGCAAACGTTGTCGATAGGTGCAGAGACTGACCTAAACTACACTACTGGTGTAGAAGAATGGGAATGGGAACTGACCCCATCTGCAGGAATAACTGCATTGGGTATTGGTCTAAGTGTAGCTACTGATATTGATATGTTAGGGCTAGAAGAAGGAAACATCTTTCAAGGTCTAGACTTCACTGCAGACTACGAAGTACCTAGTACAAACATCAATCTATATACTGAAGTTTCAACAGATGCAGACCTAGAGTTTGGTGACGTAACTGTAGGGGCTAAGTTTAACTTCTGATGTGGTTAGCTATAGTAATGTTCTGTATGTCACCTACCAATTCAGCAACGTGTACTCTGACAGTCAACAATGAAAACTTATACAGAACTAGAGAAGAATGTCGTATAGAGATGCGTAATATGGTAGATATGTTTATTTCAAGAGGTGTCTTTTCACAAGGTACATGTGTAGAAATAGGAGTTTCAACATGAAGATAGTAAAATGGTTATGGAGATATTTAAAAAGAATAGGGTGTGCAATCTTAAATAAGAATTGCGGTCCTGACTGTAACTGTAAGGTAGGTTAATATGGCGAGTCCTACACCTACAAAACCTGCTCTGTGGTCTAGAGCCAAGGCAGAAGCTAAGAAGAAGTTCAAGGTCTATCCTTCAGCATACGC